ATTCCCCATTAAGTAATTTGCTTGAAATGTAATGGTTGGCGAACCCCACATAACACTAGTAGCATCGCTTCGAGTATATTTATATGGATTGTTCAACAAAATTGTAAATGTACCAACGACTCGATTCAATCCCTCAGGAACTGCATCAATGTCTGATTTACTACCCGACCAAAGCATTTCTGGTTCATCATTAAACCAAATCTGTACATCTTTTTCTGTAAACAAGGCAACGTTTAGTCTATTAAAAGAATCCCTAAACGCTTCGTTAGAGTTAGCCTCAACTTTGAATTTAACTGTTAATTCTCTTTCCGGAATACGAGCATAAACATGTCGCATTCCATCACGAATTCCCAACTGGTAGCTTTGTATCTCAGTAGGAGCTAACTCTCTTCCAACAACAGATAATGTTCTATAACCTGGAACTAAATCTTCTAAAAAGGAACCATTAAAATTCATGGCTTCCGAAGGCAAAGAGGCTTTTGTTTGTTGTTCATTTACATCAATAAAGTTGTATAACATTTAGCGCCTCCTTCCTAAAGAAACATTCTTTTTATCTTGTTGATTCTGCAATTCTTTACTCATTGGTTTAGCAATAACCCTTGCAACCTCTGAACTATCGAAAATAACAGGTACCTCTACAGTGAATTTTGAAGATACATCTCCGGCAAATGCTAAGCTTTGTGATCCTCCACTAAATGACAGATTTGAATTTAAATTATCCAGCGCTGGCATGGCTACCTTTTTACTTAGTCGTTGCATAGATTTTTCTACAAAGTTTGAATATTTATCAATACCAACCGCTACTCCTGCTGGAATCATTTTACCTACTTCATCACGCATTACACGTGAGGGAGAATGAATATCCATAGCACTTTTCATTGTACTTACAATTTGATCTGCCACACCTCTTGCTGCAGCTAAAGCACTATTAGCATTAGCATTAATGCCATTAGTCAATCCATCAATTGCATTTGCACCAATAGAATTCATTTCTGATGGCAATTTATCCATTGCAGAAATTATTTTATCAACAATCGCCTCCACAGCTCTTACTGGATTCATTGCGTTTTGTTCGATACCGTTTGATAATCCAGAATCAACATCTTCGCCAATTGAGTGAAATACACGAGAAGGAGAGTGAGAATCTAAACCTTTTCTGGCACCAGAAACAATATCATCAATCATTTGATTAGATGTTTTTACAGGAACTCCTTTGCCGTCGTCAACACCTTTTTCTAAGCCTTGAGGAATGGACTTACCTATACCTCTAAAATCAGCTTTTTGAACTTCGCCTTTCATGTCTTCCCCGACTTTAGGAACAATTCCCTTGGTCATTTCTTCGACTGCTGTACGCCCGTTTTCAATACCTGCTTTAAAATCATCAGTTACACTTAGGCCCACGCTGTTAAAGTCTGTATTCTTAATTTGAGTCATCAAAGTTTCTTTTTGAGTTGGTATAAGAGCTTGAATTTCCTCGTTCAAACCATTTTTGCCTAATTGATAACCTTCTTTCATTGCATTCATAGAAGTTTCACCAGTGTTACGATAGACATCATTTAAGCGTTGTAATTGTTCGTCTGATGCATTAACAAGCTCTGCTGCTTGTGCTGCACCCTCTGGCCCCATTTTTCTTAGTTGTTCCAATAACCCTTGGTCAACATGTCGTTCTGCAAGTGTTGAAATATTTTGTCCCCACTGTGCGACAGCTTCTTGATTTTTCTGTAAGTTAGCAGCCATCTGATCAACCGAAATAGCTTGCTTTTGTTCAATAACATCAAAGGCACTCCCTACTTTTTCTTCAAGTGATGAATATTCTGAACGCATTGCATCCATTGTTTCTTTCGTCTTACCACTTAAAGCATTGTATGAAACTGTTTGATTTAACACACCATTTTCCACAGCTTGGCTTGCACGCTGCATTGATTGTTCATGGGCATTAGCTGTATTTATAATTTCATTCGTTAATTCCTGTTGAACGCCCTTTAACACTTGCTCTTGCTCGCCCAACTTTTCAATATTTTCACGAGCTTCTTTTGTATTCCCGCCAGATTCTTTTAATGTCTGATTCCATTTTTCTCTAGCGGCATTGATTTCCATCAGCTTCGCTTCATTATCATTTCGTTCTTTTAACATTTGATTAATGTTTTCTTGAGCTTGAGAAGCTTCATCTAAAGCATTATAGGCATCAACTTGTTGTTGAATTGTTCCAGGCATTTCAGATAAAATATTTTTTTGATCGTCATAAACTAAGTTTAAACCTGTCATTTTACCGTTCAATTCCTCAACAATTTCCACCATACGTTTTTTCTCGCTGTTGCTTAATTTTTCTTTAGCAGAGAGCATTTCCATTTCAGAAATCATAGATTGGAATTTTTCTTTAGTATTATCCAATTCAATAGCTTCATCTTTTCGTGATTGTGCATGTTCTTGATTCTTTTTAATCAAATCATCTGTGGTTTTCATAAGGCTTTCTTGTTCTTTTTTTACTGCCTTAGTTGATTCAGTTTCCTTATTTAACCATTTCCACAAGTTTACCCCTACAGCTACTAGTCCTCCTATTGCGGCTGTTACCCAACCAATAGGGCCCAATAACAATTTCATAGCGGTACTAAAAACAGTTGTAGCTACTGTAGCTAAACTAATTGTTCCCGTCAAAACACCAACGATTGTATTTTGCGCCACTAAAAGACCAGTTTTTATTGCTATTGCTGCAGAATTGGCTTTATCGGCTGGGAAAGTTTACATCCATGCTCTTCCGAGTGCTGTGGTAGACAACGTTGCCAGTTTTGATATTCCATTGTATAAACTTATTGCGGTTGTATAAGCTTTGATTGCCAATTCAGATTGTTTTATATAACCTGTCACTTGCTGAATTACTTTCAATGCTGTAAAAGTGGCAGCAAAACTGGCAATTGTTGGTAGTAATGGTGTTAAGGCTGTACCTATCGACGTAATAGCTTTTCCGAATAGTTTCATCAACGGAATAGTTGATTGAATCGCTGCATCAATTGCCTTAAAAGTTATATTAACTACATTTTTTAAAGAGTCTAAGTTTTCGGCAATATTTTTTCCTGTCACTGCTTTGGATAATTCATCAAATGATTTAATAACTGTAGTCACACCTTTAACGGTGGCTGTTTTAATATTTGCCCATGAGGTTTTGATACCTTTTGAGTTTTTCTTGGCTAAATCCGCAAAACCACCTACGCCTTTGTCCAACTCAATCAAACGATTATTGAACTCATTAAATGTAATATCTCCTTCTTTTAAGGCATCATATAATTGGTTAACTGAGTTTACACCTTGTTCTTTGAAAGACTTAGCAACTTTATCCATAGCTATTGGCATTGTTTCTTGTAAAGTTCGCCAAGATTGCATATCAACTTCACCCTTACCAAGCATTTGAATATATTGTTGCATACCACGAGTTGCATCAGCAGTTGAAGCTCCAGAAGCAAGAAAGGCATCATTTAATGCAATAGCTGTGTCAGTACCTTTACTCAAGCTACCAGTTGAAATTGATAGTTGTTGCGTACTAGCTACAATTTCATCGAGGGATGTAGGTAATCCATCAATCCCATCAGATAGTTTATTCATGGACCGATCAACATCTTCTGTTGAGTAACCTAGAGCCTTCATAACTACAGGATACTTATTCAACGTATCAAAACGGTTAATCGCTCCTTCAACAGAGTCCTTAACCATATTTACGGCCGTAGATACTAATTTTACAGCGCCCACGCCTGCCCCAATGCTAAGAATTGACTTACCCAATTGATTCCCTTTAGTGGTGCTTTTATCCAATCCATCACCTAGTTCGCCAGATTGCTTATTTACACCAGCCATAGAGCGTTCAGCGCTACTCATTGTGCTACTAAACGTTCTATCAGTAGCAGTAAGTATTGCTTCGACTGAATATGATTCCATCATTTTCCTCCTTTCCTACTTATTTGCTTTTCTTAATAAATCAATTGCCCCTATATCAATCTTTTCATCAATTAATGACTTACCCAAAATTAACTTTTCTTGTTCTTCATAATTAAAAAACTTATTGAATTCCTTGAAATAAGGTTCAGATTTTTTACCTTTAGTCGCCTTAATTTGGTTATTTAGCCAAGCTTGGAGATAGAGGTCTCTTTCATGGTCAAGTCTTTTTAACTGGAACGCCAATAGCCTAACTTCATATTCATACAAAGTCATTCGTTCAATTTCTGATAAATCAGTAATTTCTAGGTAACGAAAACAATTAATAAGAATATTTTCATAAGCTTCAGCTGAGCTTAGTTCCTCTCTTACTTGTTCTCCATCAGAGCTTTCTTGAAATTTCTGACCGTTAACTTTCCCGCATTGCTTTCTTCTAAGTATTTCAACGTTTCATCAAATAACGCCTCAATATCATCAACAGTTTCAACAAACTCATCCACTTCATCCTTAGAAGGTCTACTTTTTTCTGTAATAGTGGCTGTGTAAAGTACATCAGATAGAACAACGATATTTCCACTTACTAGCTGCGGTAATAATGTTGTTAGTCCCATCCCAAGATTCACATCATTACGCACTACCCCATGCTGCTTATCCAATTCACGAATAAACTTGACTCCAAAAATACAGTTATATTTTTTCCCTTTAATTTCGATTTGCATGTCTTTTCCTCCATAAGAAAAGGACAGCCGCTAAGCTGCCCTCTAAATTTTATTTTAAGCTTGATTATTCAATGTTAAGGTGTGTTGAGCTGTTTTTTTACCATCCTCTGTTGTTCCTGTTGTGGTATAAACACCAGCTGGTACCGATTCTGTCCAAGTAATATTTCCTGTTTCAGAGACAGCAAGACCTTCTGTTACAGGTGAAATATCATAGGTTACTTTTTTGGTGGTTGCATTTTCAGGCAAGACAGTTGCTGTGATTTGTCGGCTACCTGCAGTACCAGCATCTGCTGTGGACGTTTTAGGAGAAAAATCTAAGCCAGTTACAGCAATAGACAATGTTTTAAAAGCTGGAATATCTACTCGCTCTGATTCTTTTCCATTAACAACACGAGTTACTTGATATTCACCAGCCGACACTGATGTGTTAGGTTCCATTCCTGTGATAGTTAAAGGTGATGTGCCAGAAACAACTTCGGTTTGGCCTTTATAAATCTTAAAAGTATCCACCATTATAATTTTCCTTTCTTAACTTAATTCAGTAGATGCCCCATCGAATGTAGGAGTTACACTTTCCACAGAAGGGCTATCTACTTTTTCTGGATCATCTTTCTCAATAGTCGTATCTTTGAATACATATTGAACTACTTCTTCTTGATCAGCAGTTAATGTTGCAAATCCTTTTGCGCCTTTACCATTGATACCAAATTCTAATGAAACCTCTACGGTATCTTCAGCATTAGGTGATTTACCAAATGATGTTACGTATCCTTGGTAGTAGGTTGCCTTGTATTTGTCAACATTATCTCCTGTGCCTTTTTCTGCTTTGTTGATTTCCCAGATTTCAATAATATCGTCATTGTCTAAAGCTTCTTCTAGCTGGTCAACATATGGATCACCGACTGATAAAATAGATGTTGCCGAAAAATCAATTTCCAATGATCCTGGGATACGAATCGGACCATCTTTAGTGGCCACGGAGTCACTATCTTTTGTTTTTGTATTTTCATGTTCTGTCTGGAAAGCTAATTTCCATGCTGCTTCCTCTTTTGATTTTTTTAACAAACGGAAAAGTAAAATAATATCAATACCTTTAGCCGCTACTTTTGCTTCATTAGCCATTTATATTCCTTCTCTCTATAGTATTTTGAATTCTAAAGATATCATTGCCCGCTTCAATGGTGTGTTAGTCGAAATGTCATCTACTAACCGAATACCGCTTGATTGGATATTTAGCGACCAATAATAACCTTCCGTTTCAGAAATAGATAGAGCCTCAGCAAAAATTGCTGAAGCCATATCCGATATTTGTTTACGTTTTTTTGCCAATCCCCATACAGATAGATTCAATGTAACCGAACCTTTAATATCAGTTTTGTTGGCTTGGTGCAGTGTCTGAGTATCTTCTAATTCGACAAATGGATAACCTACATCATTCATAGGTTTATAATCGTAAATTTCATAACCCAGTGATTGACACTTCTTATACACTTCATCGAAGATTGATTGATCTCTTGTTTTAATCATTTCATCAACCTTTCCAAGTCCGTTCTAAATTTCACTTTTTGTTGTTTCAGCGGTGGTAAAAAGAAATCACGTTTCACCATGAATCTTGTTCCGTGTATTAAGTATGGTGCGTATTCTGTTCCTGGTCCTGTATGCCCAGAAAAACCATTGTTCGAAAGCCTCATAACGATACTTCTTTTTGTTGCCCCAGTTGGTTTAACAAACTTTTTACCTTCCCGATGTCCAGTTAACACCTTTCCTGCTTCAGCTTGCATATTGGCGGTTAATTCTGCTGTGTTATTTCTAACAACTTTTTTCACATCATCAAGTTGAGCATTTCTCTTTAGTTTTTTAGAAATTCCAGCTAATCCATTAATTCTTACTTGACTTATTGCCATCAATAATCACTTCCTGAATAATCAAGCTATTTCTTAATGCAGGAACTCTACTTGTAATAACTTCCCAAGCTTTACCCTCAAACTCAATGTAATCAAATTCTGGAATAACAAAAAGGGGCTGTGTCCTAATGACTTTAGCCCCTTCTTTAATGCTTCCGAAAATAGTAATAGAACGATCTGTACCAATATCAGTTACATTGACATCAGTAGTTTTTCTAAACGGTTCTTCTTCAATCCATTCCCCTGAGTTTGGATCATAATGCGATTCTGAAGATTTTTTTACAAAGGTAATTTCATCTGTATATCTCATACGAATCGGGCCTTTCCACGAAGTTTTTTATATTGCACTTCTTTTTCTTCATTCAAATAATCGTTAATTTGTTTTTCATATTCAGAGAAATCAGAATCAGGAAAGGCCATTGTTAAACCTTCTTGAGAATATGAAATCATACCCTCTTGACCAATCCGGTTAAATCTTTTTAAAACGACCTCGTATATAATCGAATCAAATTTGCTTGGCGTTTCCGATACATTTAACAAACTATTGAGACGTTCTCTAGTTCGTCGCTCAATCACTTCTAACTTTTCATTAGCTGGACTATTTAACAGTTTTGTTATGTCATCTGTAATGCTAGGCATTTAAACACCACCTAACTTAATACAATTGAGGCCCCGTCAGTTGTTGGTATTACACTTTCAACTTTCGGGGCTTCTATTTTTTTGAATCAGGTAAGACAGTAGCTTGGAATACATTGTCAGCTTCTGGGAAACTTGGTAGAGCTGTTCCTGATGCTTTAGTCCATGTTCCAACTGGGTCTAAATTAGATTCGTATACCATTGCGAAAATATTGCCTACTGTGTAGTTATTTGATCCATTTGATAACAAACGAGATTCTTCTGGTGTTACACCGAAAATAGACTCTCCTGGGTTTTCATCCCCAAACATGACTAGCTTGTTTTCTGGGAAATAACGTTCTTTTACTAGTACACCTTCAGCGTTTTCTTTATTATATTTTGCATCATATGTCACAATTGTCGGTAAATTAAATTGTTGTAACATTTGGTTTAACGAGCCAATATTTGGTAACAAACCAGAAGTTTTAAAGAATGCCTTGATTCCGTCGTTTTTCAAGATTGCGTTACGTACTTTAGTAGATGTCAAAATGCGTGTTGGCATTACATCCAACTTGCTTGCCCATTCTGTTAATAACCCAATGATGTCTGTATCAGGAGCAGAAAAATCAGCAGTATCTTTATGATCTGCTGGCACGCCATAATCAACTACTAAATCTAACCCATTTTCATCTAACGTTACTTTACCATTTGCTAGAACTTCCATACGCATTTTTTCAACACGAGCGTTAACGGAAGATACCATTGAGTAAACATCATTATATACTTCTTGTTCTAAATAACGCTGTTCTTCAGCCGTACGAGGATTACGCAAAGCAATTAAATCTTTTTCTTTTAATTGAATCTTACGTTTGATGAACGCTAGCTCTTGAGCTGTCTTTGATCCAACACGTGAAGCAATCTCAGCTTCTGTATCGAATGCATGAACGCTTGCAATTGTTGGGATTTTAGATCCCGCTTTTAAAACATCAAACTCTAACCCCTGTACCTTACGTGCTGGAAACAATGTTTCTCCTAATAAAACTGGTGCTTGACGATTATTTACATAATCTAATACATTTTTCTGTGAAAATAATTCTGCAATATTTGCCATTTGAAATCCTCCTAATTATTAATTAAGCAGTTGGAACTGCTAGCATTTTACCGTTTGCATCATAAAATTTAAGTTCACGCATTGCTTTTTGAGCTTCCGATGATGGCTCAGCTGGTAATCGTTTAATAAGAACATGCCCTTCAACAATTACTCCTACCGGTTGTGGTCCATTCGACACATCAACATCGTTAATTGTAATACCTTCTGCTGTAGCATCATTTTTAGGGAACACTGACCCTGCGGGTAATACTCCTTTTACTACCCCTTCAGTTGTTTCATCAACTTGCTTTGTAAATGAAATAAATTTTTCGCTCTTTAAAAAATTAATATCTTGATATGTTTGAGTTTTCTTTACATAAACCATTCAAAATTCCTCCTAATTTGTCGCCCAAAGATTATTTTCAGGCGCTTTATTTTGATTATTTGCTTGTTTAGCCATTTGTGCACCACGAGATAAGCTAGCATCAGCATTTCCATCAAGTGGGAGTTTAGAACCAATTCGTTTCTCAAAATCTGCTTTAATCGTTTCACGTTCAGTTTCGATAAGTTTTACAACAGCTTTAACATTTTCAGATGTCTCCTCTGCTGTTTCCTTTACTACTAACGAAAGTAATCCCTCAGTCGCTTGAATACCTTTATCAGAAAACATTTTAGTAGCAGTCTTAGACATTTCAGCTAAGTTTTGCGCACTTTCCAGCTCTTTGATTTTTTCAAGTAACTTCTGCTTTTCATGATCATTTTTCTCCTGATCATTCATTTTGGCTAATTTATCAGCTTCTTCTTGTTTCTCTTGAAGCTCTTTTTCCCAAGCTTCTTTTGTTTTTGATACTTCAGCAGCAATCATTTTTGCTACTTCATCACGAGAAAACGTTTTTCCATTACCTTTATCTTTGCCGCCATCTCCTGGCGGTGTTTGCTCTTGACCTCCGGCCGGTTGGTCCGTACCCCCAGTGCCAGTATCTAGATTATCAGCAAAGAATTGTAAATGCATTGGCAATAATAGTTTTTTTGTTTTCATGATTATCCTCCACGGTTACGCCGCTACCCGATATATTTGATAAGTTACGCCTATCAATCGAAACAGCTTTCTCTTTAATGCCTGCAAGCAGTAAGAAGGCAATATAAAAAGTCTAACGTTTGTTAGACTCTACTCAATAATCTCATAAGTTTTTTCAAATATGTCCGGCTTGCACGGATAAAGTTCGCCATTAACGCCTTTTATGATGTAATCACCAGGAATTGCATAAATTGGTCCTTCAATAGTATGGATAGTTAATTTTTCAGGAACATCAAAAAATTCAATTTTTTTATCAACATAGATTGCTCTCTCCAGCCACTTAGGTCTTTCACTGAAATTGCGATCCTTCCCATAAAAACCTAAAAAAATTACAGTTTCAATCACTACTGGTTTCTTTCGTGCTTTCATTTACTTCTTCCTTTCTTAAATATTCTTCATAATCAGCATCTAGGTAATCGTATGGATCGTCGTTCATAGAATCACGCCTTTCTGTCATGTTTTCAAAGTGATTCCTCAACTTCTTTTCTTAATTCAGAAATTAATCTGTTTAGCTTTTCCGTCAATTTACCTTTCTTTTTTGTGCCAAAGTTTGTTTTTCTTTGTTCATGCATTAATAACTTAATTTCGGTATTCATATACATAATTGTCGCTTTATACCCACAGTTGGCACATTCAGCATAATGGTGTTCAATATCCTTCGTGATATTTTCAGATTTTCTAACTAACGGAGTGTATTTATGACATTGATTGCATTTATATAGATTATCCATTTACAAACATCTTTCTTTCAGCGACTTATCATAATCCTCACTAACTTTAGGGACAGTAGAGCATTTACAATGAGGATGCATATAAGGAGCATTAATACCTTTTTTCATCTTTAATACTCTATAAGGGCTTCCTTTAGCCACTTTTTTACATATTTCACAGGCAAACGGTTCTGCAATGTAATCATATTCTTCGATATCTGCATCCAAGTAACTTTGCTTTTGAATATCTGTTTGAATACCAGATATTTCAGTCATCATTAGCCTATTTAGCTTGTATCTTATATTTAATTGGTTAGGCTTTAAAAATTTAGCTATCTCTTTTGCTACGGCTCTTGGATTTTTACCTTGAGTGATTGCCTGAGTGATTATTTTTTCTAAATCAGCTTTCATTTCAACAAAATTTTGCCAAATGTTATCACTAAACGAAGGGAAGTCACTTGATTTGAATGAGGCATTAACAATTTTTCTAACCTTAGACGAATAATTTTCTTGAACGGTTTCGCCTAGTATTCCCGCCTGTCTTAAATATTCCTCTTTTGCCGCTTCAGTTAACTGAGAATATCCCCACTTATCTAGCTCATCAAACAACGTGATTAATTCTAAACCAATCTGAGACTTTAATAGCTCTAATCTAGACACTCGCATTACTAAGTTATAGATTTTCAATTCTTTATTGGCTTGCGGGCTAAAGTCCTTATTTTTTACATATTCCTTCGCTTTTCTCTCAAAGCGTTTTACGTCCATCTTATTAGCCATTTTTCTTGCTTCGCTAATCGTAATCTTTTGACCATTGGAAAATCTATCCCAGTTAGCTTCAATTTCAGTTTGAATCGCATCAATAGCATTTTGAAGCTGTTTAACAATTTCTTTTTCTCTATTACGATCTAGCTTCATCTGCTCTTTGATCCAAGCATCTTCACGATCTTTCAAATAGGACATCTAAATCAGTCCTCCTCTGTTTCCGACTGATTCGCCAAAAACTCTGCCTGTTTTTCTTTAAGCTTCGCTGCTTCTTCATCGGATAATGTATCTGGCTGATTTTCCTTTTTCAACCTATTTAGTTCTGTTTGAACAGGAACACCAGTCAATTTAGCCGCCATTTCGCAAAGTGTTTCGTCTGAAACAATTCCAACCATTCCGGCAATAACTTCCATAATTTCTTTATCCGATTGAGGAACGTTTGGTGTAAATAATATCTCTATAGCATTCACCTTTTCAAAAAGCAGCTCTTTATCATTATCTCTAGATACAAAAAAAGACTTAACTTTCTCAGCAAGCCCTGTTGGTTTATTTAAGTTATCTTTCAATGACCAAGAATAAGTTAATAATCTTAGTCTTCTCATGATTGCTTTTTTGACCATTCTTTCTTTGTTCTTTCTATCATTGTCACTTCCCCAACCTTTAAATCTAAATCCAATACCAGACTGATTACTACCAATGTTTTCGTCAGTAAAATCAATTAAAGAAGTGAAGCGCAACATGTCAGAAACCAAACGGTCATTATATGCCTCTGTTCCTTGTGTATCATACTCTTTTTTCAAATAGTATGCATCAGGATCGCTACCTGTTTGACCATCACCATAATATTTCTTATCCCCTAATATTAACAATCTAGCTTTTATCATGTCGTTTAAAACGTCTACTGCAGAATTACCTTCTTCATCACCTATAGCAGTTTCGGGGTTTCCTTTAATAACTAAATAAGCTTCAGATGAATCTTGTTGGAAATTAGCCATTGAAGATTGTGATAAATCATATGCATCTATATTATCTAAAACTGTTTCAAAGTCTCCTAAACGCTCTTCATTGTTAATCCATTCATTTACTTGAATAGAATCAAAGAAAGTTTGATATTTATCAATTAATTTAGATTGTTCATAGTCTTGATTTTTTGATTCATGTTGATAAAAATAGCCATCATTGGCATAAATATCGATATAACTAAATGTTTCATCGTTAAACTCCAGATCATAACAGTGAATAGCACATACAGAATTCTTGTTTGTCGTTGTATCATAAATAACGAACGTCTCTTCTGCACTGAATTTAGCTAACATTTCTTTACCGTATTCATCTCTACCAATATATTCAAACGCTCTTCCATAAACGAGTAAGTCGTCTAACATTAACTGATTATGATAATCTTCATTTGATTTGCTAGAAAAATCATTAATTTTGTCAGCTATAGTTTTATCGCCATTGTACTTCAAAGGATTACCTAATAACACGCCTTTTTTAAAATTGACAATAAATCTAGCCCAATCATTTGCAATCTTGTTGTCTGCTCGATTTTCACTTTTATCTTCAGTAAACTTAATATTATTTTGCGCTAAAGAATAACGCTTTAATTCTTTAAGGCGAGGAACTTGTTTTTCTTTATGGTGTCGAACAAATTTTACAATCATATTAAAAACATCTTGATGCTCAAAATCTACGACTTCTTCTTTTTCTCCGTTCGAATATTGCATTATTCGAGTAGGCAGTTTGCTTACTGGCACTTTATAAACTAGATTTGCTTCTTTATCAAATCTAGAACCGTTCAATAATTTATTATTCACTCTATCACCTACTTAATCCTAATTTTTTGAACGTATTAATAGCTTTTTTAACGTTTATAGGTTCTGGTCTAAATGGCTCGTAAAACGCTAACGTTAACGCATCAGCAATATCTGGACTGCCAACATTACGCTTTTTCATATCTTCTTTACTTTCTAAACGGATTTTTCCATTGCTAGTCATTTTAAATTTACGTGTGCTCAATTCTTTGATTAGATTTGCATTATCAGGAAGTTCTATCGTCGGCCCTTGACCATTAATCGAATTGGAAATGTTTTGTTCTAACAGTTCTTTAACATCTCCCCATATTTGTGTTCCTTTATTTGCATAATAATCGTCTGTAGAAGATTCTCCATTATTTACCGGAATTACTTCATAGGGAAGTTTTTCATCGCTAATTACTTCTTTAAGTCTATCAGTAACACCTCCACCAACACCTGTATCATCTACTTTGATGAACACTTTTTTTATTGTAGGATAGTCATCCATCATCCTTTTCGCCGCTTTTAAAACTCGACCAGTGGTCTGCATGGTATCTTGCTTACTATATTTTTCAAATGGCAATGCTTTAGCTCCGATTCTAGGAAATACTATCGTTGAATCATCACCAAAACGAGCCACATCGACACCTATGTGTCCTTCTCTAACATGTTTTAATTCTGAATCAGAAATATTAATATCTTTGGCAAACTCAACAATTTCAAGGCTGATAAATGAATCAAGTGCGCCTTTGGGAAATTCACCATAAATACGAACACGAGCTACATCGCTATTCTCACCATACTTATCGATGAGCATTTGAATATTTTCTTTGTTAGTACGTTTGCTATCGTAACTAGAAACTTTGTGCGTTCTATACTTGTCTCTATCTGTATTATGCGAATCATAAAAAACCCCTTCAATATTGTTGGGGTTCCCACACATTAGTAATTTATTGTCAAATCCTGAAAGAGTACCTAATATTGCTTCCATAATGGGATCAGCAACACCTGATGCTTCATCAACCACTATTAACATATGGTCTTCGTGAAATCCTTGCATATTTTCTGGTTTAGTTGCTGTTCGAGCTGTAGCAAACCATCGTTCTGAATCGCCAACCATATAAATTTTCGTCTTGGTCCATTTAAGTAAGTCTTTAATCAAGCTGTTATTCAGCCACTTAGCCACTTCTGCCCATAGAACATCGTATAATTGTTTCATCGTCGGAGCAGTTGCTATTACTTTTGCATATGGCCGGCATGTTAGAAACCAAAGAATAGCACCAGCCTCCAACGCCGTTTTTCCAACACCCTGCCCTGATCTAACTGAGACTTTTGGGAATTTAGCCAAATCATCCAAGACCTTATCCTGCCATTCATCTGGATCAAGATGCAAAATATCCTGACAAAAAGCAACTGGTTTATCGTAGTAGTAATCAATTGCTGCACCAATATCGGCAAACGGAATAAACTCTTTATTCATTTTCTTCCACCGCCCGCTTATTTGCTGCATTTATAACTGCTTGTTTCCAAGAGTCAGCTTCATCGTTAGATGATCCGCCACTTAATTTGTCTGTCTCAAGCTTTATCTTCTCAATTTGAGCCTCCATTAAAAGAGATTTTTTATCTGTCGACAATAATTCTTTTTGTTGCTTAATCGCCTTTATTAATTGATTGCTAACGCGAGTCAACGCATCTTCAATAGCCAGGATGTCATCTAACTTTCTAAATGTTTTACGAGTGACTTGTACATCTTTTAAAACTTCTCTCTTAACAGTAACCATTTTCCCATCAATTACCGATGGCTCTTTAACTTTGCGAAGCTGCTGCAAACGTTCAACTTCTTCATCATTTAAGCCAGCCTCTGCATCTTTTATGCGTTTAAGCATTCTATATTGGCGAATTTTCAGGATTCTTATTTCTTCATCCAAAATAAAAAAAGGATCATCATTCATAGTAGAATAGATGTCCTTTTCTTCGTCAGATAACATATCGGCAAATATTGTTTCGTATTCGCCAGTTTTAACAGCATTCTTATTTCTTTTTGGTGGCGAGGCTCGACTATTACCTTTATTGCCTATAGCATTTTGATTACCTTTAGGTGCACCCCTATTTGTAGGTTGCACCTCTTTGGTTGCACCCCCTCTTTCCCATTTATCACGTTTTCTCCATGACTTCAATGTGTTGAGAGGTACAGAAAGCTTTTCGGAAATATCCTTGTATTTCCAACCTTTTTCATAATATTTCTTTGCTTGTTCCTTTTTATCCATCTGACATATAACACCACCTCACAATACTTGTTGAATTGAGTTTTGTTTTACGGAAAAACTTTGACAGAAATATCAACCATTCCTAGTTTTCCTAGTGTAATCTCAATATCTTTGAATATCTTTGCTGGAGAATACAAAGAATTTACTATTATGACTTTCATCACTTCACTATTTCTATCTTCATACCTATTTCCTGATGTTACCGAAACGATTTGTACAGTGTCTCTATATTTTTCAAATAAATAGCCTTCAAGTTCATCAATAACATTGATATTTCCTTCATTTTTGTAATATATTTTTGCACGAATCCTTTCAATATTTCCAGTATTTATTTTTTTCTTTTCTATTATGTTACTATCTTCGTACATGCTTAATCGTTTATCCATATCAAGAAGTAGTCCCAGAATCCTTGAATCATTGTCTGTTTCACCCTTCAAATCATCTTCGAGAGCCTTTCTGCGAATTACTCTCGTAACTGGATTATCAGCCGTAGAGTCTTCACTAATTTTAGGAATCTTTTTATCCAACTCTTCTATTAAGGCTCCAGTTCCTTCGATAGTATCCTCGAAAAATATTGTTCTATCATTTATTAAATCAAATGGAAGTTCTGTTCCACTCTCGCAAATCATTATAGTAGGTTTCCCAAAAGAATGAGCTACTGCCGTTTCATACATTACATTAGCGTTCCACCCAGATAAGTTAGATATAACTAAATCAGCTCCAATTATATTTGTGAATACTTGATCTCCAATCGAACCCATAGAATGTATTTCATGGGCTATTATTAACTCGTAATCATATTTTTCCAACACTTTATTTAATACATTTTCTACTATAGCTTTTAGCTTCTTAAATTCATTAGAATTCTTTTCTCCAATTGGCGTTATAAAAAAACATTTTTTTAAATTCGTTTCTTTGATTTCACCCTTATCGGAATTAGCTTTCTTTTCATTCTTTTCTTTTGCCATATTAATCTCCTTTAATACATTTTTATTAAAGTATACGACAAAACCTATAGCTCTTTCAAATGACTTTCAATTTCAATTAAGTCTTTTAGGTCCTTAACTGTATTCAATTTGATATGACCTGCTTTAAAGTTACTTATCCATTGAGCCTTTGCAGCCCTGATAATCTTGTTGTTTTCTTCCGCAATCTTTTGCTTTTCTAAAGCTTGCTGAACTTCATAATCAAATGTTTCCATTGTAGAATACCTCGCACTATTATATAATGCTAAAAGACACGGAGGGTGTCGAAAATCCACGCGTGGGAATTCTCTGTGTCTTCGGGGTATTCGTATCTCGTTGAATTGAGGCAAGTGTTAGCGCACTTGTCTCTTTTTATTTAGCTTTTGGATAAGGTTTTGATAATTTAATGATTTTTTTACGTATCTTTTTATTTAGTGGCATTAAATACTTATGTTTACCTTTTGATTCATAAATGGAAGCTTTTGGATCCACATGTTTATGCAAAAATTCTAACCTTTGAGATCCTGTCCCATACTTAGCATGGATAGACTTAGGATGTGTCTTTTTTCCATTAACAATGAAATAGCGTTCCCCATCTGTCTTTCCAGTATATATCCAGTTTGTTGCTTGATAGATACCTCCATGATGGTTTTGGTCCGTATCTGCATAGCTTACTATTAATTGCATGCTTGGATTAAATTCTTTTAGGAACTTAATTGCTTTGGCCAAAATTTCAGATACAAACGTCTTGTGATTGGTTAAAGCAACCCTAGTTAGTTCACAGCATTCTGTTTGTTCCAATCCATATGGGCTTCCTATGCTCTTATTTGCACCTCTACTAAAAATTACTACTCCTATAAATTGGCCATCTTCCCATGCTCCTATTTTAATGAGCTTTCCGACAGGCACACTTTTGCTGTAATGAAAGTGCGTGCAAGCATACTTTGTAGCTTCATGAGTAGCCCAATCAACTTTCAACATCTCTTAAATCGAACTCCTCTCCACAACATGGGCATTTAACAAATTTCGGTTCAAGTTTCGTCAAATCTCCTTGGTCATCAATACTACCTGGTTCAAAATTTGGAATGTCAGCATCTTCAATTAAAATTTCTAATTCTTCGTTGTCAAACCCTGTTAACTCCAAATTATCTGCAGTTAGTTCATTAAGTAATTCTGTTAGTTTATCTTCATCCCAATTTCCAGAAATCTTATTTAAAGCTATGCTTAGAGCTTTCTCTTTATCCAATGGTAAATCAACCACAGAAACCTCTATCTCATCAAATAGCCCCAATTCTTTTGCAACAGTAACGCGTTGATGTCCACCAACCAAGTTTCCTGTATTTTTATTAAAAATGGGAGGATCAACAAAGCCAAATTCTAAAATTGATTGTTTAAGTTTTTCATATTCTGCCATACCTGGATTCAATTTTACTCTTGGATTATATTCCGCCGGCCTTAAATCTGATAATTTCATTTTTTCAATATGCATTATTTTACTCCTTTACTTATGTATAAAAAAAGACCTCATAATTTGAGGTCCAAGTTATATTATTGTAGAAACAAATGTATATATGCCAAGCAATAAAGAAGTTAAATTAGCTATATTTCCAGCAGCTTCTCCAGAATCATTTATGACTTGAATTGCTTGAGAAAACAAACTATCAGCCTCTTGCTTATTCTCAGCCTTAGAAACTTTGTAAATTGATTTCATAACGTAAGTTAATTCTTCTGTATTTAATTGCGTTTCTCTATTTATCATGACTAAGTCTTTAATATAAGATGTATTTTCAGCAATCTGTTTTAAAAGTTCTTCACTTTTTAATGTAGATTCATTTGCTAACTTCTGCAGTTCTTGTAGCTGCTTCTTTTCTCTATTAATGTCTCCAAGCCAATTACTACCAGTCTCTAGTTTTTCCGCATATTTCATAGATGGTTCGATTCTAGGATAGTCGAAATTTTTTAATAGATTCGAAAATGTATTGTTAGTCTCCATAATAAACCTCCTTTTACATTCATAATATCAATTTTATTAAATAAAAGGAAGACTACACTTTTTGTGTAGTCTCAGATAGGAGGGAAATCTTAACCGTCATTCGATCGTAAAGGTAGTTACACTGAATTATTGACGATATTTTTATTTAAGCAGCTTATGCCACTTACTGGAATAACGAGACTCGAACTCATGACCCTACGATTAACAGTCGTATGCTCTACCAACTGAGCTATATTCCATTAACGTGTCACTTGCAAACTTGTAGAAAAAAGAGGAGGTTATTCACCTCACTTCATTTTATTGAGAACGTATGTCTGCAAGTGACCATCGAAAGTCAAATCAAACGGTGACTAAACCAGAAAGTGTTGTGTAATGTGTCCATTTCTTTGACTTTCGATATTACTATATTAGCACTCAAATTCGTATAAAAACCGCCAACTTTCCGCCAAAAAACCGCCAAAAATTATTTATATGCAATTATTTTGCCATTGCGGTAAGCTTCTGCGAATTCAATCAAAGCTTCTGATTTCATTCTTTGAATACTTCTTTCAGAATAGCCAACTTCTCTTGCGATTTTATAATTAGAGTAATGGTCCTGCACACAGAAACTGTAGTGAAGAATTTGACGACTTATTATGCTTAAGGACATCAAAGCTGTTAAAATTGCATCACGTTCTGCTTCAACATCCATCATCTGGATCAACGCATCCTCTGCTTTGTTCCCATGCTTTATACCTTTGGGCATGTCTGTAATGATTGGTGATCGAACATCTACTAAGGAACGACCAGCTATTCGGTCCAAACGTCTAAAATTTTTCAACACGGCTCTCGCATTGGCTCTAGTCTGACTGAAATCAACTTCTTTTAACAATTGAATCAAGTTAAATCGCTCCTTTTATGTTATAATATCAATGTGGTTGGTCGGAGCGATTCCGACTTTTTTTATTTTTTAGAATTTTGAGTGCCGTTTGCAATCGCCTTTTCTTGCAAGCGACGCTTTTTCTTTTTAATTTTTGATTTTTTCTTACCCATGTTGCACCTCCAGTGTAATTGGTCTGCCATACTTTAAAATTTTCCAAGAGCCAGCATCATGTGACATTGATTGGCCAATTTCATAGTGATGCTTATCAAGTTCAGCTTCTATTTTTGAAAGATATGGCTCTGAATACTCAACGTACACTCCATCAACTTGCCTTCCTAAGATATAAACTTCTGGATAACTCATACACTTGAACCCCCTAAATATAGCCCTAACCCCAAAATAAACGAGCATGAAAGGAAATAAACGAGGTCACTGCTTGTTATGTCATTGCTATACACGAAATAACTCACGGCTGCTTTTGCTACAAGAATCATTATTGCAATGCCACTAACTTTATTTATTACTCTTTTCCAATTGCGTTTCATTTATTCACCATCTTTCCACAGCACGGACATACTTTCGTTTAGTATTGCTTCTGTTAGTCCCAATTCCTTGCTGTATCCAATTAAAGCAGCAGCTAACGTGAAGACAATTTCATTATCATCCATTCCTGTAGCATTTATACCGATTTCGTTTTCACCAGTTTTTGTTAATAAGAGTTGTTCCATTTATTTGACCTCCTCACTTAATCCCCAAAAAGGATTTACCTTGTAAAATTTCTCAACTTCTCGATTCAAAGATCGCACCATACTTTCTAAAACTGTTGCTCGCGTTCCTAATGTGACATTTTGCTTTTTCGCTTTTTTGACACTTGTAATGCCTAAGTTGTGTCTTAATTCAGAAAAAATTAGTATTCCCTGATTACTATATTTCCATTTTAAATCTGGATTGGCTTGAATCTTTTCCCATAATTCGTTAGTGACAACTAAATAGTTATAATCACCTAAAAACGTTTGTTTTGCGGAACTTTTTAAGTCTGCCAACGTTACTTTTATTTCATAACATCTAATAGTGTTGTCAGTAGAATAAGTCATAAAGTCGACTCTTTCCTTGCCAAACCAGCCAATGGTTACCTCAAAACAGCCGAATACTCCCATTTTGTTGGTATAGTGCCACAAGCATTTCTCAGCTTGTCTGGTTAAATCAGTTTTCATTAGTTACCCACTTTCACTTAATTCCTAAGACGACATAACCATCTTGTTGGGCATAATCTGTAATGTACGTTATTTCTGAGACATGGACATCACCTGTATATTGTCCCTCTTGATATTCGTTTAAGCGTAAGATATCACCTTTTTTATAGTTACGGTCATTTTTACGGATTTCAAAACGTTTATTCCCTGAAACAACCGCTTCAAAGTATTCTGGTAAAATTTTAAGCTCGTGAATGGTTGGCTCTTTCTCGACTTCGTAGCCATACCTCATAGCGTCGCACAACGTAAACTGTATATCTGCACTATTACTCAACCAATCATAAAATTCTCCGCTGTAATCCCATTTTTCAGCAACAAACCCATCTGAATCAGTTGCGTACTCAACGCTTAAAAAGAGATCAATTATATCAGTGGAATACTTATGTTTATCAAGCCATTCCGCAACAAACTTCGGTACCACGACTTTTTCTGGTTCGTCTATCTGTTTTGCTAAGCCAATCGCGTTGTTATATGCGTCTTTTTTACCTCGCGAAAAATCAGTATAATCACTAATTTCTGCGTTGCGATTTATATTTGCTCTAATTTCTTCTAACGTTTCAATAAATTCTTGTTTATTCATCGCTAATCCCCCTTGAAACTGTTAAAACAGTAGACAGATGTCCGTTATTACGCAAATATTTCAATAAGTCATCAATATCAGATACATCTTCATCTTCTCCGTAATAGATGCTTTCAATTATTACAGCTAAATCTATATAGCTTATTTTTAATCGTTTCATTCTGTTCTCTCCAATAGTTTTAAGTTATCCCATACATTTCCGATGACTAATAGTTCAAAAAGTGGATATGTCTTATTTGGATCTCCTGAAAATGCCCCTAAAAAAGAGTCATAGTAATCTACACCCTCACTTTTAAACACGAATGAACAGTCTTCCCAAATAACATCAGTGATGTATTCTGAAATACCTTCATTTGTTACTTCTATTATTTTCAAAATATCACCCTCAAAAATTTCAACGCCGTTCTTGTCTTTCAACCCTGTTGATTGTCCGACTGTTTCCTTATCAATCAGATAAACCGAATTTTCATCTGATTCATTTACGATGGCATACTGGCCAAACATAAAAGTTAGAAGTCCAATATGCCAGTTACCTCTTTGATCTCTTGCTCTAAATTTTGGGATCATCTTCTTTACTCTCTTTCCGCTTAAAAATATAAATTTATAAAGACATCTCTTTTTTTACTAGTGGTGTAGTTGTCAAAACGAACGAACAGCTCTTTCTTTACATTATTTGTTAAAAACCTGACAGAATATCCATACTTAATTCTGCTTATTTCAATGGCATCTCTGCATATTTTTCTCAGCTCATTTTTCGATAGTTTAACTCTAAAACCTAGCACTATGTCAGTAACACCATTCACGGTCTCTGTCTTAGCGGACCAATCGTCATTACAATAATGCCCATAAAATTGCCAAAGTTTATCATTATCTAACTCAAGCAAATTTATTTGCTCATTCATCTTATTCACCCGCTTTCATAAATACTAACCAATGTGTTTTTGCTCTTTTATTGCCGTACAATGGCTCACAATCAATTGTGCTTAATATTTCAGATAACTTGATTTGTTCCTCGTTCCATTTAAAAACTAACGTCCCATTGGGCTTCAAAACCCTCATACACTCATGAAAACCTTTTTGTATATCTTCTTTCCAAGTTTTCTCGTTTAGCTTGCCATATTTTTTAGCCAACCAGCTGTTATTACCACACCTCAATAAATGCGGAGGATCAAATACAACATGATAAAACGAGTTATCTTCAAAAGGCATCTTTCTAAAATCTGCAACTAGATTAGGATTAACATCGATAACATGCCCACTGTCTAATTTTTCGTAATGTTCTCTGTTGTCCATAAACAAAACTTGTTCGTTTTGCTTATCAAACCAAAACATTCTGCTACCACAGCAAGCATCAAGTATTCTTTTCATAATTTCAAAGGAGAAAAAGCTTTTTAATGCGGCCGCAAATCTCCGCTCCTTTCTGATTATTTAACTAATACATAAAATCCATTTTTCTTTGCAACGTCTCCTCGAATTCCCAAATGGCCTTCCAACTCTTCAAAGGTCCTTTTTGTAATTTTAGAAAGTTGCGTGTCATACCCCAAATTTCTAAGTGTCACGTATTCATCTGGTGTTAATTGGTCTAAATCTATTGCCACAATTGGTGGAAACCGTTCAGCAGACGGTTTAAATGTCACACTAGTTAATTTCATATTTTTTTACCTCACAATTTTACCGCTTTATTTTTCGATTTAAGGCGTTTTAAATCATTTATGATTAATTACCCTAAACTAATTATTGAATTTAACTGTCGTTAAATTACGCCGTAAAAACAACAAATTATTTCTTATTCATCCACGACTGATTACTTTTTGTTTTCTTCTTAGTTTTTTCTTGAAATGATTCTTCTTTCGCTTTTTCACGTAATTGTTTTGGCTTTTCTGGTGGAATTACAACGTTTACGACCTTTCCACCTGCCACTTCTGCAGCAAGATTCGCTAATTCATCGTCTGTAAAATGCATCGCCTGCTTAATTTGATTAGTGATATTACCGTCTTTATCCAGATACCCAGTACATTTCACTACTTTTACTTTTTCCACGTAATCACCTACTCTTTTTTTAATGTACTGCTTCATTTTTCGTATACCCTTACCTCTATCTTGTCCTTTGCGAACAACCCAAGTGCCTGAGATAGCGAAATAATCAATAACCCCTAACGGTGAGTGAATCGCAAACTGGTGACTTGCTTCATAAAATTCGAAAGGATAACCAAGTTCAAAAATATTCTTCATTACCTCTGTACTCATAAATAAGACATGAGCTTTTCTTTTGTTTTTTAATTCTTGTGTTGGGTACTTTGTCATTCACTATTTCCCCTCCATGTACTCTTTTATTTGTCTATCAAGTTCCAATTGTTCTTCTGGCGATAGCTTTTCTTCTTGCTGTTTATTTGGTTCTTTTGCCCATTCTGGTAAATTTTCAGTCCTAACATTTTGACGTTGGTAAGTCGTTCGTTGTTGGCCACGTTCTTTTTCATTCTTGATTTCAAATTTTAGTTTTTCAAACTGCGTTCTTAGCTTAGAAGCACTTCTAATGTTTCCAAACCAAAATGAATTTGTCGGTAACCAATCAAGAACATAGTCAATTGCTGCAATAGTTTGTTGATCTCGTTCTTCGATTAATCTGAAAACATCTGCCCATTTTTCAATCTTCACTTTTTTCATTTCACTTGGAAAATCATTGATTAAATTATTTTGTAATTTTTGAGCAAGACGTAAATGTTCGTCAGAATATTTACAAGGAGGTTTCTTTGACTCTTCTTTATTATCTTTATCTATTTCTTTATCTATTTCTTTATCTATATCTTTATCTGTTCCGTTACTCAGCGTTACATCAGCGTTACGTGTAACGTTACTAGTAACGTTACTTAATGACAGTTGCTTTTGTTTTTCTCGGTATTTCGCTTGTCTAATGCGATTTTGCTCTTTGACTTTTTCCATACCATCAATGGCCTGGTATTCTTCCCAATTCTTAATGAAAATTACATCTTCATAGGTTGTTACCATGCTGTATTTTTCTAAAGTTAAAATGGCAAATTTTACAAACTCAACTGTGAAATCAAAATCAGCTGCTAAATCTTCATCTGAATAGGGCAAAGTATCAGTTAAAAACAATCCGCCTTTTTGGTTGCTTTCACCAGCACGAGCTAGTAAAAATACCCAAAACAAAATTACTCGATCGCCATCTGGCAATTTGCGTATTCGTTTGATTTTCTTATTATCAGGTAAACTAGTACTTAATTTTATCCAGCTAATTTCAGCCACTTATCTAGCCTCCTATGTGTAATTTTTTGATAGTTTCTTGGTTCAATTTGATACCTTTAACATGATATTTTTTCTTAAATGCTGTAATACCAATGTTATGTTTTTCGGTGTGATGGCATCGACACAAACCAGCGTAAGTGTATTCTGTATGGTCTACGCTTTTTCTTTTGCGACGACCTAGAGCTTTATCGAAATGGTCAATATCTGCACCAGTTTTTCCACATATGCAACAAACTCGTTTAGTGATACATTTGTAAAAGTAATACTCTTGATTTGCTGGCAAAATGTCATAGCCTTTTCTAAATGGAATGTTATTTTCAAAGATGAAATTTAAAATAATGTTCGCTAAAATTGTTGCGTCGTCCATTGTGTTTTCTGAATCGTTCCTGAGGCTAATTTCATAGCCCTGGAGCGCTTCAAAACGGAGATAGAACATTTCCTTTAACACTTCCGTTTCTTGCCCTGTGAAAGAGAATATATCCTCTAGCATTGCAAAGATAAATCGACGTTGGGCAACACTAAATTTTCTCGGATCAATAAATCTTATTTCAACTTCTCTTGGCCCTGTATAATCAAAATACATGGTTTTTAATCGTTCAATATTTATTGCTTCGTTTATTACTGCTGTTATTGAGTTGTTTTTCAAACTCTTAATAACAGCAGAATAAACATTGTTTAGGTTCATTCAATCACTTCCACTTGAATCCCGTTATTAATAATAAAATTGTTTAGAGCAACTAACTTTTGATGTTCTGCTGTTAGTCTTAACGTAACTGTTTTCTCTTGTTGTTTTTTGCAGGTTTTTGGCGCTTCTTCTGTGATGATTTCGCCTGTAGCAGTGTCAACTGTTTTATTGTTGATTGTTTCAGTTTTCAAAGCAGCAATGGCTTCGTCGTGTTCTTTTTTTGCTCTTTCACGTTCTTCTTGTTCTTTTTTTAAAGCAACGGCGGAATCAATTTCTTTTATCAGCTCTGGTGCAGTAGACCCTTTATCAATTAATGCGACCCAAGAAAACGAGTCAAGGCCAACTGCCTTAGCATAATTTTCAACAATGAGCTTATCGTTTTTTATACGTTCTTTTTCAGATGCAACTGCTACCATCGATGCCGCTATTTCCTCAATAGTTTTCTTATTTGGTTCACCTTTAACTGTGAAAGCTGTTTTATTAGTCCACGAACTAGGAATTTCAATTTCGTCAATGGATACATTGTAGTTTTCAGACATTTCAGCAATCACTTTTTGAAGCTTTTTGCTTCGTTTCTGCTTCTCTGCTTCTTCGTATGATTTGATGCTTTCGTTAATTTCTGAACTAACTTCACTTATTTTTTCAGTATATTTTTTTATTTTTTCCTCAAAATCTTTTAACGGCTTATCATATTGATTTTTAACTTCTTTACGTTGATCATCTAGCAACGTTGCTACTTTGTTCAAGTCTGCTCTTGCTTTTTTTGCTTCTGGAATGTTTTCATCAGTAAAAACCATTGTTGAATAGTGACTAACGGCGCTATCGACCATTTCAGTCAACTGTGTTTCATT